TCCAGAGGGTAAAAAAGGGAAATAACCAGTGGGTTCTTCTCGAGTAAAATTAGGGGTTTCTGCCCCTAAAAAAGTTAGAAAACTTAAAAACGGGGGTAGTTTTTCGGGAACAGTAAATTTAGGTGCAGGTTCTCCTACCCGTTATTCGGATACTTCTGGGCGTTTTTCATTAACTATTCCTTTTGATTCTATAAGAAGTCCGTCTATAGAAGCTAGTTTTCTTAGAAGACAAGGGCTTGGTGGAGGCAAGAATACGCCCTCTCTTATGCTTGGTGGAAAATATACATACGACATAAATAAAAAAAGAAAACCGTCCAGAAAAAAAAGTGTTCTTAAAGAACAAAGACTTAGTGGGGTCGATCTTACTAATGAAGATAATCAAGAATTGTATGATTTAATGTTTGGTGGAAAATATACATACGACATAAATAAAAAAAGGAAATAATAATGGCATTATCAGGGTCTAAAGACTTTGAGCTTGATGTAACAGAGTACATTGAAGAGGCTTTTGAACGATGTGGTCTTGTTATGCGGACAGGCTACGACCTTAAAACCGCCAAACGCTCTATGAATTTGTTATTTGCTGATTGGGCTAACAGAGGCTTAAATCAATGGACAATAGGGCAGGTGTCTATAACTCTTGCTGACGGCATAGCCGAATATCCAGCAGGAACCCTTACAATGACTGTTGGGGCTTCAGGGTCTTTTACTGTTGGAGAAACAATTACTGGTGGTACGAGTGCGGCAACGGCTTCTATTACAAGTAAACCAACTTCAACAAGTTTAGCTATAACAGTTCCTTCTGGGACTTTTACGTCTGGGGAAACAATTACTGGTGGAACAAGTAGTGCTACGACAACTGTATCTGCAGCAGTTAATTTTGCTGCTGTTCAAAGCACGATTGACATATTAGCTTCTGTTGTTCGCCGAGATGATACAGATTACAACATTCAAAGAATTAGTCGTGGTGATTATCTTGGTATTCCTAACAAAACAACAGAAGGAAGACCTTCGCAAATATTTGTAAACAAACAAATTACGCCTACTGTTAAATTATGGCCTACTCCAGATAAAAATACGGATGTTCTTTTATTTGACAGACTTGTTCGTATAGACGATGCGGATAATTACATAGATACGCTTCAAATGCCGTTTCGGTTTTACCCTGCGTTAGCGGCTGGTTTAGCGTATTATTTATCAATTAAAAAAGCTCCTGATCGAATAACTTTGTTAAAAAGTATATACGATGACGAAATAGCTAGAGCTATTAGCCAAGATGCAGACCGAACTTCCTTTAGTGTTGTTCCTGCTACAAATGGGAGTTAGTTATGCCCAAGTATGCTTCAGGTAAATTTGCACAAGGAATATCTGATAGATCTGGTTTTGCTTATCCTTTAAAAAGGATGAAACGAGAATGGACGGGAGCTTTGGTTGGGTTTGATGAATATGAAGCAAAACAACCTCAACTTAATCCAACCCCTAAAGTATTTGACCCGCAGGCATTACGTAACCCTCGCCCTGATAGACCAGAAGCTTTAACTATTTACGCAGGGCAACCTAATGTCGAAACCCCAGAAACCATCCAGATTAGGGCTATAGGCTCTATTGGATTTGTAACGGTGACAATCGCATGAGTTTTACATTTGCAACATTAAAAACCGCCATACAGGATTATACAGACAATTCTGAGACTACTTTTGTTAATAACTTGTCTGTTTTTATTAAAACATCTGAAGAAAGAATCCTTAAAAACGTACAATTATCGTTGTTTCGTAAAAATTCTACAGGTTCAACTTCTTCCTCTAATAAATATTTAGCTATGCCTAGCGACTTTTTGGCTCCTTTTTCGTTAAGTGTTTTAAGTTCGTCTTCGCATGAATTTTTAGAGTTTAAAGACGTAAACTTTATACAAACTTTTACTCCAAACCCTGCAACTACTGGAACCCCCCGATATTATGCTATTTTTGATGTAAGTAATTTTATTTTAGCCCCTACTCCAGATGCTGCTTACACAGCAGAACTTCATTATTATTATCGTCCTGCTTCTTTAACGGCGGGAAGTGATAGCGGAACAACGTGGTTAAGTGAAAATGCTCCTAATGCGTTGTTGTATGGGTGTTTAGTTGAAGCGTATACTTTTATGAAAGGTGACCCTGATTTGTTAAACACCTATAATCAGCGATTTACAGAGGCTATTTTAAGCTTGAAAAACTTTGGAGAAGCAAAAGAAGTGACAGATGACTATACTACTGGTATGATAATTAAACAAAAGCAATGATATGTTTAGTGTAACAACAAAAATACCGAATGATTTTAAAGTTGGTGTTGAAGCAACAATAAACAGGGGCCACACTCCCGAAGAAATTGCAAAAATGTGTGCAGATAAGCTCGTTTCTGTATCAGATAACGCTCCTCCTCCAATTAAAGAACAAGCAAACGCCTTTAAAAAGGATATTTTAAATGTTGTGGAACATTACATGATACAAGCAATTAAAAGCGATAGAGTGACCCTGTATAATCGAATGAAACAGGCAGGGCATGAGCAACTCGCAAAAGCAATTTTAGGAGATTAAAATGGCGATAAGTCAAGCAATGTGTACCAGTTTTAAACAAGAGCTACTTGTAGGAACACACAATTTTACCGCAAGTTCTGGTAATACATTTAAACTCGCTTTATACACATCGAGTGCTTCTTTAGGTGCAAGCACTACTGCTTATACTTCTTCTAACGAAGCAAGCGGAACAAATTATTCTGCAACGGGAGCGGCATTAACGAGTGTTACGCCAACAACGTCAGGAACAACCGCCATATGTGATTTTAGTGATTTAACTTTTTCTAATGTGTCTATTACTGCAAGAGGAGCGTTAATATACAACGACACACAATCGGATAAAGCGGTGTGTGTTTTAGATTTTGGAGCAGATAAAACAGCTTCAAGTGGTGATTTTACGATTGTTTTTCCAACTGCTGATGCGAGTAATGCGATTATAAGGATTGCATAGTGGCTAACGTAACGGGTTGGGGAAGAGGCACATGGGGCGAAGGTGCTTGGGGTACGCCCGACCCCGTTGATGTTACAACTGTAGTAGGAACTACAGGGTTAGGAAGTGTTACGGTAACAGGAGATGCTTCTGTTTCTGTAACAGGAGAAGCAGGTACAGGAGCAATTGGAGATGTCGTTGTTTCTTTACCTAAATCGGTAAGTGTAACAGGAGTAGTAGGTACAGGTGAGATTAGTTCAGTTATTGTTTGGGGAGAAATTATTCCAGATCAAACGCCAAGTTGGTCGGGGGTATCTCCGAGTCAGTCTCCTAGTTGGGGTGCTGTTTCTCCAAGCCAAACACCAAGTTGGTCAGATATAAACGCATAAGGAATTAAGATATGGCAAGTACATATACAACAAATACTGGGATAGAAAAACCAGCCACAGGTGACCGGTCAGGTACTTGGGGAACTATGACAAATACCAATATGGACTTGATTGACCAAGCCCTTGATGGATTTATTTCTATTACAGCCGCGGCTACAGGATCTACAGGTTCACCAAATACTCTTCCAATTACAGATGGCTCTGTATCTAATGGTCGAAATAGAATTATTAAGATTGTTGATGGCGGTGATTTAGGAGGTACGGTTTATTATCAGATAACTCCAAACGATGCAGAAAGATATTTCTGGATTGAGAATGCTTTATCAGGGTCGCAATCAATTCTTTTGTTTCAAGGCACATACAATGCCTCAAATGATATAGAAATACCAAACGGCAAAACTAAACTTGTTCGTTCTGATGGAGCAGGTAGTGGTGCAGTTGTTGTAGAAGTTGCAGCTAATCTTGCTGTTACAGGGTCTTATCAAGTTGATAACCTTTTATTAGATGGCAATTCAATTACTTCAACGGATAGTAACGGAGCAATTAACTTAACACCAAATGGCACAGGAGATGTTAACCTTGGTGCTGATACTGTAATGATTGGGGATGATGATGCTGATGCTACCTTAACAACGCAAGGAACAGGAGATTTAACTCTTAGTACAAACAGCGGAACAAACTCAGGTACGATTGTTATTGCAGACGCTGCGAACAATGATATTACCCTAACTCCAAATGGCACAGGAAATGTTAATGTTGTTGCAGATACGTTAGTTGTTGGAGACTCAGGAGCAACAGCGACAATTACATCTAATGGTGCAGGAGATTTAACTCTTAGCACTAATGCAGGAACAGACTCTGGTACAATCACAATAACAGACGCAGCTAATCAAGATATTACTGTTACTCCCAACGGTACAGGAAATGTCAATCTTGTTGCTGACACAGTTGTTGTAGGAGATAGCGGAGCAGCCGCTACGGTTACGTCAAACGGTACAGGCGATATAACTATATCAACGAATAGTGGCACTAACTCTGGTGTTATTACAATTACTGATGGAGTGAACGGGAATATAGCAATTACCCCTGATGGTACAGGGGAGGTTGACATATCTAAAGTTGACATAGCAGCAGGAGCGATAGACGGCACAACGGTAGGTGCGGCTTCTGCAAGCACAGGTGCATTTACAACTTTATCGGCTACAGATGATGTTACCTTTAATGGAGGCACATTTGTCTTTAATGAAGCAGGAGCAGACAAAGATTTTAGAATTGAAGGCGATAGTGATGCTAACCTTATCTTATGTGATGCTTCTGTAGACAGAGTTGGGATTAAAACAGCAACACCATTAGCGGCACTTCATGTAACAGGCGATACGTTCTTTGGTGGCAACGTCAGAGAGAAAGTAACAATATCAGCGACAGCTGCTACAGGAACAGTAAACTTTGATGCAATTACCCAAAGCGTTTTGTACTACACATCTAATGCTTCTGGTAACTGGACTCTTAATGTAAGGGGTGATGGGTCAACAACTCTCAACTCCATAATGGCAACAGGTGATTCTTTAACGATTGCTTTCTTGGTTACTCAAGGAAGTTCAGCATATTACCAAGCAACCTTTAAAGTTGATGGTAGTGCTGTTACACCTAAATACGCAGGAGGCTCTGCCCCAAGTGCAGGTAACGCCTCTGGTATAGATGGCTATGCTATGACAATAATTAAAACAGGTGATGCGGCATTTACAGCGTTAGGTGCTTTAACGGAATTTGGGTGATTAAATTATGGCTCCTTTATTGTCTACTTTTGGATCGGCTGCATCTCGCAACTATGGATTAGGTCTTGTCCAACCCAAAGAAATTCAAATTCAAACGTTTAATTCCACTGATAGTTGGACAGCACCTTCGGGCGTTACCTCTATAGATTATCTTATTGTTGCAGGAGGTGGAGGTGGTGGCACTAATCGTGGTGGAGGCGGTGGTGCAGGTGGTTTTAGGGTAGGAACAGGTCAATCTGTTAGTGCTGGGACAACATACACAATGACAGTAGGAGCAGGTGGTGCAGGACTCCAAACTCCTAATGGTGGGGCTTCTGGTTTAGTTGGATCAAACTCTTCTATAGGAAGTCCTGTTTCTCTTACATCTGCTGGTGGTGGTCTTGGTAAAGGAGGTCCTGGTGCTGGAGCTGGAGGAAATGGTGGCTCTGGTGGTGGTGGGGCACACGGAGGTGGAGGTGGAGCTGGTGGCTCTGGAAACACTCCTTCAACCTCGCCTTCACAGGGAAATAATGG